GTTGCTGTTGCTGACGATGAGAGGCTTGACCTGTGCCGACACAGCCTCTGCGAACTGTTTACCGTTCATGCCCTCGTACTGTGGCCAATTGACAACGGTGTAGACACCAGGCACCAGGTTCCGTGACAGGACCATATCCTTGAGGTATGTCTTGGTTACTCGAGGGTCAGTCAGTGCATGGAATGAGAAGGTGATGTGGTTCTTCTTCAGCTTCTCGTAGTCGGGGTCGTTACCCGCGTCTACCCATATTGCTCTCATAATGCCTCCTAACAGGAGTAGCCCCAGGGACCTTGATTCGACCCGCCCCTGCTTAGACGGACGAAGCAGGCCACAGCGTATGGTGGATCACGCTTGACCTTGGTGTAGTTGATCCATGAGTGTGACGGTCTATTGAACTGTGGTAGACCGTGATCGTCAGTACGTGAGATGGCACCAGGATTGTACCCACTCTCACGATTCACGATACAGTGAGCCCAGCTTCGATAGCTTGAGCTAAACGCGCGGTCTATCAGTTCGTAGGATAGCCGCTTCATGTACGGTGTTGCACACCCCCAACAACTGCCGGTGACACCGCCATGTACAGCTACTTTGCGAGCTTCGCGTTCTAGTACACGCTGAGACATTCGTTCGACTCTGGTACTTGACGATGCCTGACCTACAGTGATGGTAACTGAGAGTAGGGCCAGTAGAGCGATTGAGGAACAGGCGATCCATTTCAGCACACATTCTCCTTACCGAGTAGTTCCCGACCTGCGATGGGCATACCTAGCTAACGGGTAGGCCTTTGCGAATTGTACCTCGCGGTGAGCAAGTCGGCTGTATGGGCGGATAAGCTCAATGAACAACCTCACCTGTGCTACTTGATTTATAGATAGCACATATCTTGGCTTAGTTTGCTTTGGCCTACCCGTTCGTTCGCGGGGTGAGCGTTCTACAATTCTGCCCATCCCGAGTACTTCTCTCATCCATTCAAGTACCTCCCTATCTGATTGATAGATGGCGATCCGTGGGTAAGCATATCCGTTAGCAGTAGCTATGGAACATGATCCCTCACCGTCAAAGAAGCCTGCGATGTACTGCAAGTCCCCTTCACTTACACAGCTCAGTCGCTTGATGATGTTCTTGACCCCAGCCATGGATTCAACCACTTCTGCGATGCCCCCTGCTTCAACGATTCGCTCCATTACAAGTAGCTGTCGTGGTGATGGTTTTTCTCCTGGTACTTTGACTTCAAGTGCTATAAACATCCTTCGCCAACAACATAGCAGGTCCGGGATACCTACAGCCTGGAATGGGTTGTCTCCGCCATGTACCTTGAAGACCCACGCACCTTCTCCCTCAAGGTATATGCGGATCTTCTTGACGATCTTGGATTCTGGTTGTTTCACAGGACTATCATACCTCATTCATGGGTCATTGTGGAGGGCGACGGGGGGAGGCGCCGCCCTCCACACTTGGTGGTGCCTAAAGGTCCTCGTCGAGGTCTACGTCGTCGAGTTCGTCTTCCTCATCATCTTCCTCTTCGTCCTCATCATCGTCATCCTCAGCCTCATCTTCGTCCTCATCATCTTCCTCTTCGTCCTCCTCTTCATCCTCGTCCTCCTCTTCATCCTCGTCCTCCTCTTCAGCCTCAAGCTGAGATGATGGCATCACGTCAACTGCTCGAGAACGAATCTTGCCATCGTATTCGTCGTCCTCTACCGTGACACCTATCTGCTTGCCGATGAGTGCTGATGGGTCGAAGTTGACCGCCTTACCAGCGACGTTCTTCTTACCGTCTGATGCTGCGAAGATCAGGTTACGGAGGTTGAACAACGCCTCGGGCTTCAACGAGGTGATGTACCACATCGGCACACCAGCGTGCTTCGTCTTACCCTGGGCATCCTTGATGATTTGGAACTTCCAGCTGAAGTACGGCAGACCTGACTTCTCCGACTTCTTACGCTCGACGTCTACGATCTTGCACAGATAGTCCCCTTCTGGGACACGAACACCACGCTTACGGATCTCCTTCGGCACTCCACCGAAGTCAACCTTGTACAGCTTGCTCTTGCCGCGCTTGCTCTTCATGGGCTTTGCCACTACTTGCCTCCTTCGTCGTAGATAGAACTGAGCATGGTTTGAATATCGGGCGCGTCGATGTATGGCACCATCAATCCGTACCGATCCTTAGTGAGGTATCTATCACTCGGTCCTATGATGAGCCTCGTACGCGCCACTCGTTGTGGTTTCGGTCTCTTCTTACCCTCCTTCGCCTTCGGTCGTATAACCACCTGCCTGTTGTAGAGGTAACCGATCATTCCCACAGCAGCCTCGACCTGCGCGGCGATACCTGGTGAGCAGTTAGGTCCGAACGAAACCTCCGCCTCCTCTGCCTCATCCTGGTCATCACCTGTGAACCGCTTCCTCTCAAGTGCTGTGAACAACCCGTGCATGGGCAAGTTACGGAAGTTGATGATCTGAGTCTTCATCAACTCACCCACTTTACCCCAGACCTGCCTTGATGGCATGTCCGGATCTCTCGATGCGTCTCGACTTGCCTCATCACCAAGCACGAACTTCATACAGAGGTTCTGCATGCCAGTGATACCGTCGATAGCGAACGCCTTATAACTGTGGTCCCCTGATTGTAGATACCAGAAGACCTCGAGCAGTTGATCCCAGTACTCGACTGGGTATACATGCGGGTCCCAGTCCTTAGTCACTGAGTCATGGCCCTGCTCGTTCACATCTATCAGCAGCACGTTAGGACAGCTGCTAACCAGGCGTGTCTTGCCTACACCCGAGCGACCGTATACTAGCATACGGAATCGCTTGGGTAGCGCACTCGCTGGCATGATACGCTTGGATACGCGAGCGTGCAGTTTCTTGGCAGCAGCACTCCCCTCGGGAGGCTTACTACTGGATCTCTTCAATGCCATATCTCTCCGGTTCTACACGGAACTGAGTCTTCATCAGACGGTCGATATCTAACCCCTGAAACTCAGCAACGCATGGTTCGTGGAACTCGCAGTTGAACTTGCAGTTGTAGATGTAGTTACGAAGTGGACCTCCTCTGGTGATGATGTTCTTGCAGGCTTGGATGTACTCTTGGAACCCTATGTCAATGCGAGGTCCTTCAACAGGCAGACGTTCACGCCTGAACCACAGTGATTCACGGGCCCTCAGGTTATCAAGCTTCTCCTTATACACAGTTCGAGCGAAGGTCTTCCACTGCTTACCATGCGCTTTCCTGATAGCAAGGAGGTAAGAATGGACATCGGTGTCGATGTTCTTTCGTGTCGTCACAGACCCGTTCTGGAGAATGTAAGGCGTTGTTGGCGGTTTGGTACGACCGTAATCGTAGATGAACCCACGAACGTCATGCCCCAAATGTCGGAGCGCCCATACATACATGATGTTCTGAGGACTCATCATCCGTTCATCTGGCCCGGGGATGGTCTTGACCCACTTGGCATCACGAATCCATAGACCGCCGTACTCTAGATCACGGACCAGTACGTCAACCTGCCCCTTGAATACATGAGGACCTAGCCCCCACTTCCTGAGTGGTACCTCGACGATGAATTCTACTGCCGGCTCGCCCTTGGGTAGGCGGACTAGCTTGAACTTCTCATCATCATCACGGTAGTAGTGTAGGTACCTTTTCATCAAACGCCCACACTCACCCGGCAGATCACCGTAAGACTCACGCTCTTCGTCGAACATCTTACCTTCCCACCCCTCACTGAGTTCTTCATGCACCTCTTGCCACTCAGGCCCTTTGCCTGCGAGGTGTACCCAGTGTGCTTGCATGAGCCTGTGCATCCAGCCACCCTTCTTCAGTGGCAGGCCTAGCTTCTTTGGATGAAGCTCCCCTTTCTTACCCAGCTCACGTGCTGGATAATCGTACCGGAAGTCGTAAGCCTTAGTGCAGCGTAGGAACGTACGGACTCTTGACTGATTGAATGCTATCCTACGCTTTTTCTTGCCTACCTTCGAGGAACTCGTCAAGGTCTGCCTCCCTTACACGCCACTGGAATTTGTTGAGCTTGATTCCCGTCAGCTCACCATTCCTCAACCACAGTGCTACCGTTCGTGGTGACACGCCGCAGATCTCTGCCACCTCAGTGGTTTTGAGTAGTTTCGTCTGTTTCCTCATTGTCATATCATATCATGCCTCCTTAGAGGTGCCAGTCAGCCTCGCTCCAGTGTTGACCTGACTCGACCTCACATATAATGGGAACAGATGGGTCGAATCCGAAAGTCCTGTTGAGTGGTAGGTTTTCTAGTGCCTCCTTTATGATGGGTGCCCACTTCTCAACCTTTTCTTCTCTACACTCAAAGAAGATACCATCATGCAGTGTGCCAACCATGAAGCATTCGTTTGGGTCAAGGACCTCTTGTAGTTTGACCATCCCAAACAGCATCAGATCTGAAGCAGTACCTTGTACCGGTGAGTTGATGGCTTGTCGAACTGCCTCCCTTGAAACTCCGCCGTCGCTTGAGTATACATCCGGCAAATGACGCACACGCCCAAGGGGAGACTGCACATATCCGCGTGCTCGTACAACTCTCTCCACTCTAGCGTGCCAGCCGAGAAGGTCGGGGAACATTTTGAAGTATCGGTCACGTGCTGCCTCCGCTTCTGATAGTGAGACTTGCAGGTCGTAGTTCTCGAACGCATATGTCTGGAACTTCTTCGGGTACATACCGTACAAGAACCCAAAGTTGACAGCCTTCGCCTTCTTACGCAACTCCTTGAGCTCGAAGGATATGTCACCCTTGAACTCCTCTACTCTGTGCCCCGACATCTGGGATGCTGTGAGTGTATGGATGTCCTCGTCTGTGTTGAAGGCCCGGATCATTCTCCTTTCGTGGGCACAGTGGGCAGCAATTCTAAGTTCGATTTGAGAATAATCGGCCTGGATGAAACGCCAGCCAGGCGGGCTTCCGAAAACACTTCGGATGAAAGGATCCCTAGGCACCTGCTGCATATCTCCGCTAAGACGGCCTGTGACTGTGCCGTAAATCTTATAGAAAGTGTGAACTCTGCTTCTATCATCAATCCTCCCCGACCAGTTGAGTAGGTATGTAGACATCCACTTCAGCTGCAAAGTACGGTAACGCAGCAGTGCTGAGACTGCAGGGTGCTCACGATAGTACAGCAACACACCCTCACGGGTAGATGGGAATCCCGTCTTCGTCAACTCCATCGGCTCGAGACCTAGCCCCCCTTTCTTCTTAGACCCAAACAACCAACGACCAACTTGCTGAGTAGAGTTAGGGTTCAGTTCTTCTGCACCGAACTCAGCCATCACCTCAAGCTGCTCGTCGATCATCACCTGGGTCTTAGTAATTCTATCCATCAATCGCTCGCGGTTGACATACATACCACGGTACTCGACCTGCTGCATCATGTGAGACGCAGGCATCATCAACTTGATGAATAGCCTAGCTAATCGGGGGTGTTTCTTTAGCTCGTCACGCAGAGGCTCATACAACTGCCGTGTGTACCCTACGTCGAGCCCGTTGTATCGGCACAGTTGTCGCAGGTCGGTGTGCAGGATCTTGTCAGGTTTGACCTCTACCATTCCCTTGTACGTGTCGGCACCAAGAAGAGTCTGGCTGAGGAACCCGAGATTCTTTGGGCGGTTCTCATCCAGGAGATGAGCAGCGAGCATAAGGTCAAAGGTATGCTCGAGATAAATACCAGCCCCGGCGAGCTGGATATTATCGTGTTTCCCAGACTGTGCAATAAGTCTAGTTCCCTCTCGCTCAAGTACTGGCTTGAGGTAACGTCGTAGTAAGCCTCGCCATTGCTTTCGGAAAGGCGAATCAGGGTGATAGAGCGGGATGACGAAGGTGACTTCACCGTCAGCACTAACTCCAATACATTGGATACTCCATTCTTTTCCGTACCATGGGGCATAACGATTCTCCACATCGTAGGATAGTATGGGTTTGTCAGAGAGGTACTCACACACCTTCCGAAGCTGGCTCTTTGTCGTGACCAGCTTGACCTTTACGGGTCGTACTTGGAGGGTACCGTCGATGAGTCGGCGGAATCGTTTGATGTCTTCGCCGAAAGTCGCGGATTGCCCAGGGTTTCGAAGAACGTAGGCAGGATGGATCGTAGCCATGAGACTGCACCCAGCCAACCCAAGTTCTTCAGTTCTTTTGGTATGCGGTAGCCGTACCCCGCGGTGTTTAGTGATTCCAGATTTCCCCCAAACAGCACGCAGAGCAACGTTGCCAAGGAGGAGAACTCCAGTCGGGCGAACAGCTTTGATCTCCCGTCGTAGATATTTAGAGCAAGAGTCCCATTCAGACTGGTTAGGTGTACGGTTGTCAGGAGGTCTACACTTGACAGTGTTTGTAATGTACGGTCCTCGCTCTTCAAGGTCGGCTTCTTTGAGATACGTATGGAGCAACTTCCCTGCTGCTCCGGAAAATACAAGGCCGGTACGCTCTTCTTGTCCACCTGGTGCCTCCCCGATTAGCATGATACGACTCTTCGGATTACCACGCCCCATCACACACACCCTCTCTGTGGTTTCATTCAACTCACACAGAGTACAGCTGTGGTTTGCGAGGTGATCGAGCTTAGACGTGAACTCAACCATCGCCGTTCTCTGTCGCAGGTTGAGCTAGGATACGCTTGATCTCAATTAGTGGTGCTATGTAAAAGCCTCCTCTCATGCCCTCGGCTATGAGCCCATCCAACATACCGTGGATTGTGTGCTGGATACGGATTAGTGGGTGATTACTCATCATCGGTTCGATCTCTGGGTCTGGATCGTTCACTCGGTACGATTGGTAGTTAGCGATCCCCATCCACAGGTGGAAGATTCCATCGACACTGAACTTCATATCAAGGAAGATCTTCGGGTCCTCTTCCTTATCTGTAAATACGTCCATGTCCATTAACTCAACTCCTCTGTTCGGATATCGGCTAGCCGAAGAACATCGAGACCAGCCAAGATACGATAGGGTGTAGCATACACTACGCGAGTGATGCCTGCGGCGATTATAAGACGAGCGCATGACATACAAGGTGATCTCTCGACGTACAGTGTTCCACCTTCTGTACTGATGCCCTGGCGTGCTGCAAAGAGGAGCGCATTTGCTTCTGCGTGCGTCGCTATTATGCAGGGAGAGATGTCATCAGGCTCATGATAACAGTGCGGTAGACCAGGCGGAGCACCGTTGTACCCCCACGAAATACACCGCCCTTGGCGGGTGATGACTGCACCTACCTGAGCGCGGGTGCATGTACCTAGCTCACCGAGTCGGACTGCTATATCCAAGAAGACTCGGTCCTTCATTACCTCACGCGGGCCCCTGAGTAACATGGTGTTCATCTCCCTTGTGGTAGTGGAAAGAGTAGGCAGTGAAGAAGAGGGTACCCGGACTAACATCCACCCAAAATTGTGGCAGATTGGACCTAAGCTCATTCTCTCTCAGCTCCTTCAGTACCCACAGCATCAGCTTGCACGCGAGGTAGAGATCATCTCGGAAGTGACGGACGTAATCACAAGAACGGATAGGGTACCACATGTGGAGTTGATTGTCTCGGCACATGAAGTGGTAGTGCAGGGTACAGGGTGTACGCCCACCATGTACTACACCTGTGTCCTCGGGGAAGAAAATTGGGAACGTAGCCTGCCGTGTGTACGGATTTTTCGCGAGCAGTTGCACCACATTGTCCAGATCACCGAGACCATAGCGAATACCGATATTATGACTAGCCGTCGCGTACGGCCTTGAGCCAGCCTGCTTTGGCCAGAACCGTTCCTGGTAAGTGTGAGAGAATATCAGCTCGTCTTCATGGTCGAATGCCTGTACCTGCCCACGCCACCAGGGCCAGTTGTAGTACTCCTCGCCTGGGTTGCTGGGTACTCGCGACACACGCTCAGCGAAGTGATCGTCAGCCCATGGTAGATTAGGCCTGATCTCATTCTGTAGCTGAGCTAGCGGACCCTCGTTCTCCACGTCCCACGACTCTGTGGGTAGTACGCGATTGACTGGCACCTCAAGTTGTAAGTCTATGACTTCTCGGGTCATTAGATCAGGCTTACCCTGAGTTTCATACCCTTGCCATGAGCCAGCATCAATCTCTCTGCCCTCAAACTTCAGGCGGTAGTAGGCATACTCAATGGCACTTGTGAAGGTAGCGAACCTACTCACCTACGCCTCCTATTCAATGGACTAAGATCAAGGGTACTGACGGGCACAGAGGGTAGGAACTCCTGATTGATGTACTCCCTGTACCTACGGGTGACTCTACGTAGCGGGCCGTACTTGATCTCACTCAGCGGCTTGCCCTCCTCTGTGCTTTGTACTATCTCATCCCACCAACGACCGATGATCTTGAACGCCGGGTACTTAGTGCGCATGGACTTGTCGCTGAACAATTCCATGTAGTCCTGCTTGTAGAGCATCGGCAGCGACTTGAAAGCGTGTAGCTGCAGTGCATCAATAGACCACACGAACTTGAACTCCTCGACCGGTACACCTATCCGCTTAGAGATGTACCGTGCTAGCACATGTGCCACCGCTAGATCAGCACCACCGATGTAGGCGATGTAAGACACGCGCGAATGAAGCGTTATCGTGGGCTGATCTCGACGATGACCGTAGTACGTGAAAGCCATCATACAGTTGCCCCATCTGTGCTTCTTCGCTTCGCGGTTGACATTGTTGCAGAACATGTTGGTGATTACTCCGCGTCGTCCCTCGCGGTTACCGATACGATCGGCGTGGTCAATGAAGCGTCGGACCTCACCGATATCCAAGTACTGACGGCATAGTACAGTCCACCTACTACGATTGAGCCATAGATCACGACCCAGATCGAAGTCATAAGCCATTGACTCAGCCACGAGACGATTGCCGTATCGGATAACGTCGATGCCAGCAACAAAGTCTATCCCTCGATTCTCGAGTGTGCCGAACAGCATGCTGTGGACAGTATCATGCCACAGTGCTGTCATGGTTGGGAAATTAGAGGGTCTGTCCTTCATCCGATCACGATGAAGCGGTCAATGAATCGCCTACGCTTTGACCCCCGTGGTGCTATCCAGTCTAGCACTACCCATGCCAGCCAGATCACAAGCACTAGCGGCAACAGAAAGATCCAGAGTATCTGCCACCACGCATCTATCGGGGTCCAGAACGGGAACCAGTTCATGTTGCTGTCACTCCTTCCGCATCAGCCTGCCAGTCACGTCGCTGCACCTTCTCCCATGTGGTGTGAACACATGCCGCCAAGTTGAAGCCGTTGCTGGTACAGTACGACGCGAGGTAGATAACAATATCCCCGATGGCGTCGATCTTCTTGGCGTCGGCCTGAGAGATATCACCAAGCCCACGGATTTGCTGGGCATGCTTGAGATGTGCGTGTGCTAGCTCACCCACCTCCTCCATCAATCCAAGCAGCGCATCGTGCTTTGCCTGGTTTGGGAAGTTGTGATCTAGCCACTGCTTGTGCTGTGCCTGCAAGACCTCGAGATCACGATAGATCTTGTTCTCCACCGAGCGCCTCCTTTGTCCGTTCATAGATGTTCACGTAGCCACAGATGTCGGTGAGGTTATCCTCCTGTGGCGCGTGCTTCTCCCTTGCTACCTTGTGCAGTGCCATCATCATCTGCACGTCGGTAGGTGTGACTTTGACTCCAAGCCAATCACTCCACAACTCTGACGCAGTGATGGCAATAGGCGTCGGGTTCCCGTACCTAATAGCCCGATCACCCTTGACTATCTCAGTAGCCCGTTCACTGGGTAGTAACGTGAATAACAATACTGCCTCCTTTCTCGTTTCCTCCATGAACGTATCATATCACACCCGATCAAAGCCCGTACAAAAACCCGCGGGGTTGCTTCATCATCTCACCGTGCATGTCCCGCTTACGGCGAAGCGCATTGAGTACGCTCAGGTCTACCGTACCGCGTGCCATCAGGAATGTGTAACGGACCGGCCTCCTCTGTGTCGGACCTTGGACACGCTTTAGGCATTGATAGAAGGTCTCCCAGCTATCAGGCAGGCTAAAGAATAGCTCCTCCGCAGCAGCAGTGAGCTCAATAGCAAGCGACCCCGCATCTGCTTGGAAGACAAGAGCACCAACCGACTGCCTCGCCTGGAAAACCTCAATCGCCTCCGTTCTAGCACGACGCTTGACTCCGCCGTGGATGGTGTGAGTGTGAAATCCCAGCCCTTCACAGACTGCAGTGAGCGCGTGGACTTCAGGAATAAACCGTGAATATACCACCACCGACTCACCCTGTTCGTATAGATCTCGAAGGAAATCTTTCGCCGCGTCGACTTTAGTGCGATGTATCTCCGTGCCATCAGTGGTAAAACCTCCTGTGAGCTGGAGTAATCGCATCCGACGAACGCCAGCATTTGGTGCATCCATCGTCTGTCCCTTGACCTCAGTGAGGAACTCTTCAGCAAGCTGTTCATATGCTACACGCACCTTTCCAGGTAGTGTGATGTGGATGGGATTGAATAGCTGCTTGTTAGCTAGGCCTGTGCCCTCGGCTGACTCAATGCTAGCGTACTTACTCACCTTACGGAGGATCTCCTTCTTCCTCTTGTAGTTGAGGATAGTGTATCGTCTGCGACCGACCCCGTACTCACAGTATCTATCCTCATAGTCAGCCTTGTTAGTACCAAAAACCTCGTCGTCTAGGATTCGGAACTGGGAGAAAAGGTCGATGTACCCCTTGGGGTTTGGAGTACCTGATAGCAGATAGACATAAGGGCGGCCACCTTCTCGTCCATTTCTGAGGCGTCGGACCATCCGCCAGAGAGCTTGACTACGCACGGCTCCTGCTGACTTACATCGGTGGGATTCATCAAGGACAATGAGATCCGGCGACCATCGCTCCACCTTAGTGAGGTGGTCATTTCGGTAGGCTTCATCAGCACCTCTCCTCGAGAACTTGTCGTAGTTCACTAGGAAAATTTTCAGCCGTCGATCAGCATCTCTCCTATCAAGACGATCAGTTCGCTTATGTCTCGTGTGGTACGGATAAAACCACTGGATCGGCTCACCTATCACTTTCACTCTTGCTGGCACAGCTAAGTGCTGCCATATCTGACTGACCCACACGTCAAGAGCAATCAGTGGTGCTATGACGACCACACGCTCTACCTCGCCCCTAAAGTGCTGTATAGCCATAGCATCAAGGGCCGCCTTAGTCTTACCCAGCCGAGGCTCGAAGAAGAAAGCGTGAGACCCTTGCTTAACCGCCCGTTTCGTGGCTTTCAGCTGATGGGGGTAAGGCTTGGTCTTGAACTTTAGCTTCTTCATCTCCGTCGCGTGCTCGCTTTCTTCTTACGCCGTGCGAGCTTACCTCTTTCAGTTAGGACCCGCGGCTTCACACGCTTGACGCCCTGTTTGATATGACGGACCTCCCAGGGCTGGTTGTTACGTCGGAATAGAGCATCACGATTCGTGCTACCACAAAGCTGACACTCAGTCAACCACAGAGATCGATCGACCCAGATGTAGTGCTTCTTCTTCTCATCCCAGCGTTTGACCTGGGCAAAGAATCGCTGCTCCGGCTCAACTCTGTGGTAGACTCGAAAGGCAGCGCAATAAGGGCACCACTTGAACTTCTTAGGTCGCTTACTCTTACGAGTGATTCTCATGCTCGGCGGTACATCGTAGCCCTTAGCTAGAGATACAATGCCCGCCGCTAGGTGTTTGTTGGATATCTGCTTGTGGTAGAGTACAGCTTCATAGAGGTTACCACATCTGCGGCGCTTACGTTTCCCGTCGACTAGCACATACACCGCCCACGGTTTCTGGTTAGCGATCTGGGTCCACACATACCCCTGGTTGTTGAATATCTCTATGCTACGAGGTACGACGTACCCATTCTCACTGAGGCCCAGAATTGCGTCAAGCGCCGATTGTCGCTGACGCGCCATTAATTTCTCCTCCATGTCGGTTCCGATGAACTCGGGTCTGATCTTACCATTCTGGTAACAATCAGCCACTCTCTTCACGCGAGGCCGAGCGCGCGATCTGAAACGCTTCTCATTGATAGCGAAGCAGAACGACTCACTCACCTCTCTGTGGGCACCCCTGTTCAGTCGTTTACCACACCATCGGCATCGAGGTTGTTTCTTATTCCTCGTCGTCATCAGGCATCCCGTCGAAGGCTTCACCCCATGCGCCCATGTCCTCGGCTTTCTGACGAAGGTCT